GTTTGCCAGCACCGAGGTTGACGCGCCCTTGTCGGGGTCGATGTAGTTCACCACGCGGGCGGCAATACTTTCCTCTGGGCGCTCTTTCGAGTTGTCATTGGCAAACACCAGCTTGATCTTGGAATCGAGTTCGGCGCGGACATAGGCGAAGGCCCAGCGCACATGCTCTGCTGTTCTGACTGCGGTGGGAATGGCAAGGATGAAGCTGATCTTGGCAATCAACTCATAGCTGCGGCGGATCATCGCAACCGATGCTTCGCCAGTGTGTTCGCCCATTTCCTCTGCATAGCGATGCAGCCAACGGGAAACCTCTTGCAGCATTTTGGCGGCGTCATCATCGGTGGTGACTTCCTGCCGATCGCCAGCATATTCAATCCTTGCCCCTACTCCATCGGACATCAGGTTGAAGTTTCCGCCGTGGAATATCTGGCTTAGGCGCATCGCCATGCCTTCGCTCATAGGGCGCTTTTTGAAGCCTTCCCGCTCTGCCGGGTTGTTGTCTGTCTCGGAAACAATGATAGCCCGCCCAACGAAGCCCTGCGTGGCTGTCTCGCCATCCATGATCTGATCAAAGGTGCCGGGGGTGGTGTATCCAATCGTTGAAAGGAAAGGCCGTTCTAGCCCCTCGTCAATCATTCGCAGCATCCTGACAGCATGGCTGGCGTCCCTACCATCATCCTCAGCCTTGGCAGCAATGGCCCCAAACATTTTGCGCAACTCGCGTTTGGTATCGCCCTGCAACAGCATCCGGGAATTGGCTTTGGAATAGCCGGACATGATCGCGCCAAACACGCTTTCGAGATATGCCGCTCCACCTCTGCGCTGGGCATTGCGCACCTTGATCAGGAAAATCCCGATTTCATCAATGATGTAATATGCCGCCTGATGTTCGATCAGGTTCCGCATGATTTCCTGTTCTGACTTAATGCCCCCTTGCAGCGCATAGTGAACGCCAGCGGCGATATGCAGATCGGTTGTCGCCTGCATGACGGCTTCCTTGCCTGTGGCTGAAGCCGCCACGCAGAAGGCCAGCATATTGGCTGTCACGCCGTCCCTTGTATCCTCATGACGCAACCCGCCGATGTTACCTAGAGACACCAGCGCAGAGGCTACAGCCAATCGACGGCGCGGAAAACGGCACTGGCTATCAATCCAAGCCGCAATGTCACCGGCAAAGCCTGGTGGGCTTAGGAGATCCACGCCCGCGAGGGAGAACGGCGCGGGCCAGCGGGAATTTTCTTCCGGGGCCTCAGGGGCTGGTGGGGTGAAATCATCAGCCGAAAAATCGTCGCTGGAATAGCCGTTTCCAGCGCCCGTATGCCCGAATTTCGCGCCGTTATAGCCTGCTTCGAAGTCTGCGAAATCATCAGCGCTCATTCTGTCAGTTCCTTGTTGATCCAAGTTTTGAAGGCCGCTTGCTCTGTTGGCGACATGCGGCGAAACAACGCACCTGCCAATCGCTTGATCTGCCGCGACATGAACATGGCATTGCTGGATGCCAGCCTGTCACAAGCCGCAAGCGCATAGCACTCCAACTCGGCCGGGGTTGCAGTCTCAGCCCAGAAGCGCGCGTCATCCCGAGCCGATCCCTCAACCAGCGAGACATATGGCATCCCCGCTTCGCTCATCTGCAACCAGTCGTAAGCTGCCCAATCAACGGCTTCTGGGTCAGCCTTGGACAGATTGCTCAGAACCGTCAACGCAATTTCCATCACGCCCATTTCAGGACCGGAGGCTGCGCAGGAAGTCTGAAACCTTGAGAATGGCAGCATGAGACAACCTGCCGACATCACCTTCTTTGATGCGGCTCAAAGCCCCTCTATCTACTCCAGTCTGTGCCGCCACCTGAGACAATACCATGTATTGTAGGTGACGCTTGATTTCGTCTAAATCCAGCATATTTGCGCCTTTCTCTGCAAACTTGCGTTTATCTATTGCATTTTTGCTGACACTATGCAAGTGTGGCGTTGCGGAGTGGAAATTTCGCAGCGGGATTTAGAGCGTGACCCGCCACGCGCGGCCCAAGGGGCCAAACATAGGAGTGACCCAAGTAATGGGCATCATTGATACCGCCCGCAAACCTGCGGAGCGCGCTGTTTTGGTGACGATTTGCGGCGATAGTGGCATGGGTAAAACCAGCCTCGCTGCGACGTTTCCAAACCCGATCTTCATTCGCGCAGAAGATGGGATGCAGGCTATTCCTGCCGACCATCGCCCGGATGCGTTCCCGCTGATCACCGACACCAAGACGCTCTGGGAACAGATCACTGCCGTTATCCACGAGCCACATGATTACAAGACGTTGGTGATCGACAGTGTGACGGCGCTGGAGCGGCTTTTCTTGGCCGATGTGCTGGCACAAGACCCCAAGGCCAAGTCGATCAACCAAGCCCTAGGTGGATACGGCGCTGGAACGGCTGCGGTTGCGGCAATGCACCAGCGCGTGCGCAAGGGCGCTGGGCTGGCCAATGAAAAGCGCGGGATGCACGTTGTTTTCGTGGCCCACGCCGATGTTGAAACCATGAAGCTGCCCGACGCCGATGACTACATGCGCTATTCGCTGCGCCTGCCGTCCAAGTCCCTGCCGCCATATGTTGATGACGTAGACGTGGTGGGGTTTGTCCGGCTGGAAATGTTCACCAAGGGCGACGAAGGCGAACGCAAGCGGGCTATCTCGACGGGAGACCGCGAATTGATAGTCCATGCGGCTGCGTCTTGCGTGTCGAAAAACCGCTACGGCATCACCGAAGCCCTGCCGTTCAAGGTGGGCGAAAACCCGCTCTTGTCCGTCATCCCAGCATTGGGAAAAGAAATGGGCAAGGCAAAGACCAGCCCTGACACCAAAGAAAAAGAAATCACCGATCTAGCCAAGGTGGCGGACGGTTCTGATGGGAGTATGCAGTGATGTCGTTCTGGGATCTATCAACAGGCGAAAGCGCCAAAGACACGGGCGCGGAATATGAAATTCCGGGCGGCAACATGGACCCGATCCCGGAGGGGTCTTCGGTGCTTGCGGCGGCAGATGAAATCAAGTGGGCCATCACCTCGACGGGAGAACGGTTTATCTCGCTGCGCTGGTCTGTGCTTGGGCCAGAGGAATACAAAAACCGCAAGGTATTCCACAAGCTTTGGGTGACAGATTTGGACCCAGGCACCAAAGACGAAGCCAAGGGCATTGCCAAGCGTGACAAAGCGCGTCGGATGCTGGCGGCAATTGACGCCAATGCAGGCGGCAAGCTGGCGCAGAAATCCGGCGTTCCGACCGATGATGATTTGGGGCTGGCGATCCTGAATAAGCCGATGATTGTGACGGTTCAGGTTTGGCAGGTTCAAGATCGGCAGACTGGTGGCACGGTTGAAGGAAACTGGGTTTGCGCAGTCAATCCCAAGACCAAGGGCGTAGATATCAAGGCGGCGAAACCTCGGGCGGCGGCATCCGGTGGTCGTGTGGATGACAGCTTTGGCACGGGCGGCGGATCCGGTGGCGGTGGCGGTGGAAGCCGTAGCCGCGATCTGGACGATGAAATTCCGTTCTAACAGGCATGAACGGATAACCCCCGCGCCACCTTGCAGGGTGGAACCGCTTGGCTTGAGATAATTCAAGACTTGGTGGCGCGGGTTCTTCACCGAAGCTTATAGCACCATGAGGCTAAAGATGGAATACGATGAATACCAAGCCTTTATTGATCTTGGCACGGCTAACAGGCCATTTTTCCGCACAGGTAGCCGCGAGATTTGCAGCCCAGCGCCGACAGATACAGATGCAGACTTTGTTGTATTGGACTTGAACCATAACGGCAATTATGAGGCCAACGGCTTTGTGATGACAACTGGCGACCGCCGTGATGAATACGGTGAAACCGATTTCCAGACATACCGCAAAGGCGAGGTAAATTTGATCGTGTTGCATGACAACACATCATTTTGGAAGTGGCGTGTTGCAACTGCCGCCGCGAAGCAAATGAACCTGAAAGACAAGAAACGCCGGATCAGCCTGTTTCAAGGCGTCCTTTATGGGAATTGGGCATAACATGGAACAGCGTTCCCCAGAATGGTTTGCTCAGAGGAAGGGCCGCATCACCGCCTCGCAGGTAGGGGCCATCCTTGGCAACTCGCCGCACACTACCCGGCATGATGTAATGCGCCGGATGGTGCGGGAATGGCATGGCTTGCCATCCGAGTTTGAGGGCAATATTGCCACCGATTACGGCGAAAACAACGAAGCCGGGGCCATCATCGAATACCAGATGGAGACGGCCAACACGGTTGAGGCTGTTGGGTTTGTCACGCGGGAAGGCGAGGATTGGGCCGGGGCTTCACCGGATGGCTTCATCGGCACCGATGGCGGGTTAGAAGCCAAGTGTCCGTTTGGTCTGCGCAATGATGAAAACCCTGAGTTCAAGCCGCTGGCAGATCAGCCACATTACTATGATCAGGTGCAATTCACGCTTTGGGTCACGGGTCGGAAATATTGGCACTTCTACCAGTGGCACGCACGCAAGACCAAGCTGGAATGTGTTTTGCCAGACCCTGAATGGCAGGCGCACGCCCTGCCACGCCTGCGGCAGTTCTATGCGGAATATCTGGCCGAGCGGGATGATCCGGAAAGTCCACATCTTGGCGAAAAGCGCCCCATCATCGATACGCCAGAGGCGCACAAGCTGATGGCTGAATATGACCAGATTGCCGAGGCCATTGAGAACGCCACGGCGCGCAAGGCAGAATTGCTGGCGGATATGGTCAAGCTGGCTGGGGGCAAGAATGCGCTGTTTGCAGGGCGGAACCTGACCAAGACAGATCGCGTCGGGGCTATCTCATATGGGAAAGCCATCAAGGCATTGTTGCCCAACGCCGATCTGGAAAAATGGCGCGGTAAAGGATCCAGCTTTTGGGGGGTCAAGTGAGCGCACTTCGCCCATACCAACAAGCCGCCGTTGATGCCGCGATAGAGTGGATGCGCAAGAGCGCTTCCCCTTTCTGCATTGAGGCCGCTACCGGGGCCGGGAAGTCCCACATTATCGCAGAGATTGCACGCATCATTCACGCCATGACGGGCAAGCGCGTGCTTTGCCTTGCCCCCAGCGCCGAGCTGGTCACGCAGAACCGCGCCAAGTTTCTGGCAACTGGCAACCCGGCAAGCATGTTCTCGGCCTCGGCCGGGGCCAAGGAATTGCGGCATCCCGTGGTGTTTGGTTCTCCCCTGACCGTCAAAAACAAGATCAGCCGATTTCAGCAAGAGGGATCGGCAGGATATGCCTTGGTGATCGTGGACGAGTGCCACGGGCTAACCCCCACATTGAAAGACATAATCGCAGCCATGCGAGAGGCTAACCCAAACCTGCGGGTGTGCGGTCTGACCGCCACGCCTTATCGCTTGGGAACAGGGTGGATATTCAGGCAACATGCGGACACGACGGAAGGCGGCTCAGGCCGGATCAACGGCGATGATACCTGCCGCGATCCATATTTCACCAAATGCGTTTACCAGATCGGCGCGCGCGATTTGATTGATCAGGGGTTCCTTACGCCCCCGGTGATAGGCCAAATCAACGCGACCGGCTATGAAACGGCAGGCATGGCGCTGAACAGCCGAGGCCAGTTTGATGCAGAGGCAGTTGACCGCGCCTACCATGGGCATGGACGCAAGACATCTGCAATCGTTGCTGACGTTGTGACGCAATCAGCGGCCCGCCAAGGGGTGATGTTCTTTGCGGCTACCGTCCAGCACGCGCAAGAGGTTATGGCATCTCTGCCGCCGCATTTGACGGCGCTGGTGACAGGTGAGACGCCGAAGGGCCAACGCGACAACACGCTTGCCCGGTTCAAAGCAAAGACACTCAAATATCTGGTGAATGTGTCGGTATTGACGACTGGCTTTGACGCCCCGCACGTTGATGTGATCGCCATTTTGCGCAAGACAGAAAGCGTTGGCTTGCTGCAACAAATCATTGGCCGGGGCCTTAGATTAGAGCCGGGAAAAACCGATTGCCTGATCCTCGACTACACCGACAACCTTGAAGACCATTGCCAGGATGGGGACTTGTTCGCGCCTAAGATCAAAGCTGGCAAGGGTGGCGATAGCGAAGGCGGAATGGGCTGCGTTTGTCCACAGTGCGCCTATGAAAACACGTTCTCAGCCAACCCCGTATATCTGGAATACAAAAAGGATGAAGCGGGCTACATCCTTGATCTA